AAGCTACAACAGAAAAACCAAAAACATTAAAAGGAAGATTAGCATTATCATTAACAGAATTAAAAAATAAAAACTAAAAAAAAATGGCAACAACAACAACAGTAAACAGTTCCTATGCTGGAACGGTGGCAGGGGAAATAATAGGAAAAGCTTTTAAAGAAGCAGATACTATTCAAAAAGGTTTGGTAACTATTTTACCAAACATTCCGGTAAAACAAGTAATCCGTAAAATTGACTACGGAAATGGTCGTCAAGATTATTCATGTGGTTTCGCTCCTGCGGGAAGTGTAACACTTGACGAGGTAATTTTAGAGCCAAAGAAAATCAAAAACGAGGCTGAACTTTGTAAAGAAGATTTCAGAAATGTATGGGATACTGCTACAATGGGATTCTCTGCTCATAATGACAATATGCCGGTAGATGAAGAACAAGCTTTATTAGTAGAAATTTTAGCTGATACTGCTCAAGCAACTGATTCAGATATTTGGATTGGAGAGGCTACAGATGATGGTCACTTTGATGGATTTATTCCATTGTTTTTAGGAGATGCAACTGTAATCGATGTGGCTTCACCTGCAACTATTACTGCTTCAAACGTAGTAGCTGAAATGCAAAAAGCATCAAACGCAGTTCCTGTAGCTTTGAGAAGAAAAGCTGATTTAGTTTTCGCTATATCTGCTGATGTGGCACAAGCTTACAACAATGCTTTAATTACTGCAGGAATCAACAACGGTTTAGGTGGTCAAGGTCAAGAGTTGTATTTAGGAATGTACAAATTAGAAATAATCAATGGTTTACCTGCTAACACAATGGTAATCTACCAAAAGAAAAATCTTTATTTTGGAACAGGTCTTTTAAGCGATCACAATGAAGTTCGTATCAAAGACATGGATGAAACTGATTTGAGCGGTACAGTACGTTACAAAATGGTTTACACAGCCGGAGTACAATATGTAAGAGGTTCAGAGGTTGTTTTATACACAACTTACACAGTTTAATAAATAACAAGGCGGTTGAAAATACCGCCTTATTTAAAACATTATAATAATGGCAGCGTGTGAATTTATAACAAACGGCAGACTTTTAGAATGCAAAAATTTTACAGGTGGTTTAGTTAATGCCTTTTTTGCTCCATTTTCAGATATTGGTGCAACGGTAGTTAATTCAGAACTTACAGGTTTAGGAACTTTAGATGAAGTTTTTAAATTTGAATTGAAAAATACCGGTAATACTTATGTTGAAACTGAAACAGCATCAAGAGATAACGGAACTATTTTTTATGATAGCCAATTAAGTTTAGTACTAACCGGCTTAACTGCTGCTTTAGTAAACCAGGCTAAATTGCTTTCAAGAGATAGAATGTTGATATTTTTGGAAGATAACAACGGAACTTATCACGCTATTGGATTGAAAAATGGTGCTGATAAAACAACAGGAACAAGAGAATTAGGTGGTGCTTTAGGTGATTTCTACGGATTGAAAATGACGTTACAAGCGTTAGAGCCTGAAACTGCTCCAATATTATCAAGTGCAGCTATTACTTCTTTACTTGCATTGGTTTCTGACCAATATGTAAACGATTAATATTTTTTAAAATAGAGTTTAAGGACAGCGTATTAGGTTACGCTGTCTTTTTTTTTGTATCAAAAATTATTTTTATCGTTATATAAGTATGATAATATTTAGACCATCTGAAGAAACTCAAACGGTAACTATTATACCTCGTTATGAAGTGAATTTAGTTACTTTAAAAATACGTGATGAAAGCAAAGCCACAGAAGAAACTTTTGAGGATTTGTCGGCTGTTTATAGTTATGGTTATTTGACTTTTGAATTTGACAAAACAGTAAGCGAAGGAAGCACTTTTGAATTTGAAGTTTACGATAATGAAAATACACTATTTCGAGGCAAAGCATTTGCAACGGATCAAACAGATTTACAAAATTATAAAATCAATCAATAATGGGAGATTTAAGAACAATAAGTTTAAGCGCATTTGATACACAAATTTTTGACGAAGTAAAGCCAAGCGGTAAAACTTATGTATTAAATGGCAAAAACAATGAAGGGTATGATTATGTTATTAATCGTTACAAATATTCTCCAACAAACGCAGCAATTTTAGATAGTTACTATTCTTATACTTATGGCCAAGGTTTGACTGCAAATTATATGGCTAACCAGGCCATCCAAATGGCTAAAGTAAACAAACTATTTACAAAAGATATAGTTCGTAAATTAGTAAAAGATTATACCTTATTTCACGAATGTAGTTTTGAGATAATTTTAGGTAAAACAGGAAATGAAATTGCACAAATAAATCACTTGCCAAAAAATAAAGTAGTTCCAAATGAAGTTGACGAAAATGGAGTTATTAATTCATATTGGTATTCTTACGATTGGAGTGATACAAGAAAATATCCGCCAACTCAAATACCGGTATTTGTACAAGGCACAACAGAAAAAAAGACAGTCTTTGTAATTAAGGAATATTCGATTAACGATTTCTATTTTGCAAGGCCATCATATTATTCAGGATTAAACTATGCCGAATTAGAGGAACAAATTTCTGTGTATTGTGTGAACCATATTAAAAACGGATTGAGCGCAGGGCATATTATAAATGTAAATGAAGGTGTTACTGATGATGAGGTTAAAACACAATTTGAACGTAACATTATTAAAAAATGGACAGGTGCAAATAACGCTAATAAGTTTATATTATCCTTCAACTCGAATAAGGATAATGCCACTACGATTGAAACTATAACCATAGCAGATGCACACCAACAATATCAATTTTTAACAGAAGAAGCAAGAAAGCAATTATTGACAGCTCACAAAGTTGTAAGCGGTGCAATTTTAGGTATTCAATCGGGAACAGGATTTAGTAGTAATGCGGATGAAATTGCAACAGCATTTGATGAAACAATGTTGAATGTTATAACTCCAATGCAAAACGCTTTAGTAGATGGCTTTGAGTACGTTTTAGGTCAAAATCAAATTACTTTGCAGTTGTATTTTGAAAATTTAAGGGATGTTGATGTTGAGAATAACAAAAATGAAAGTTCTTATAATGGTGCGCAAATATCAAGTGCTGTTGAAATATTGCAAAATGTGAAAGATGGCATTTTAACAAAAGAACAAGCTATGGTTTTCTTAATTCAATTCTTAAAATTGGATAAAGATGTGGCGGTTTCAATGTTTACCGTTGGAAGTTCAGTTCAAAAACTATCAGAAGAAAAAAAAAAAATAGGTAGTGAGCTTATTGAGTTAGGTGAGGATGAAGATTTAGAGAATTATGAGTTAATAGAGTGTAAACCTGTTGACTATGATGAAGAAGAAAAGCTAACTTATAAATTTGCCACAAGCACCGGAACTGCAAACTCAAACCGAAGAAGTATTTACGATACTGATTTTTATCTTTTTCGTTATAGATATGCAGGTAATTCATCACCCGAAAGAGAATTTTGTAAAAATATGATGAGTGCCAATAAGATTTACAGAAGAGAGGATATTGAGGCCATGGGCGATGTTACAGTAAACCCTGGATTCGGTAAACATCCTAACCCAAATAATCCTTATTCTATTTGGAAATATAAGGGCGGTGGCTTGTTAAGTGCCACATTTACAGGGGGAACTTGTAAACACTATTGGGAAAAATTAACCTATAAAATTAAAGATGTTAAACCTGATGTTAAATCACCAATTGCTATTGACGATGCGAAAAAAGATAGAGCAAGTGGAATAGCAGGAATAGCACCTCACGACATATAAAATAAATTATGATACTATTAATAACACCGCAGCAAGTAGTCGCAAAAACGCCTTTAAATGGCAACATTGACTTTGATAAAATAGTGCCTTGTATTGAGGATGCACAAATAACAGATTTAGAGCCTTTAATAGGTCAAGTTTTATATGATAAGATTTGCACCGATTTTGAGAATGACGATTTAGAAGATAAATATTTGACTTTATACGAGGATTTTATAGTTGACTTTTTAATTCGTGCAACCGCTAAAAATGTTCTTTTGGTTTTAGCTTATCAAATATCAAATGGTGGTGTTTATAAGCATACTGCTGACAATGCTGAAAGCGTAAGCAAATCAGAGGTTGATTATTTAATGGTACAACAAAGAAGTAAGCAAGAAGTATTTGGACTTAGAATGCAAAAATGGTTATCTTACAACAGAATTCCGGAATACACTAAACACAGCGATACAATTTCACGTAAAAAACTAAATGTAGGCAGTTGGTGGTTTGGAAATAACAGTTGTAATGATTGCGGAAATATAGAAATCGACACTTATGGACAAGACTAAAAAGCCAAACATAGCACGTTTAAGAAACGAAGAAAAATTGAAGCAATTTTTATTTAAAAAACAAGTAAAAAAAGATGGCAAAGCAAATAATTAATGTCGGCACAACTGCCAATGATGGCACAGGGGATAAAGTAAGGGATGCCTTTATAAAAGTTAATTCAAATTTTGGCGAATTGTACGATGAAGGAGGTGCAAATATTACCGTTAACAATCCGGTTACTTCAACAGAAACTACTTTAGATGAGGCATTAAGCGATTTAAATACAGGTGGCGGTGGTTCTCAAACACTTGCACAAGTTTTAGTTGAAGGCAATATTACTGATGGTACTGACATATCCATTTCCGATGGCGACAAAATTGTTTTAGACAATGGAGCAAACTTAAAAAAAGGCACAACCGATGCCGGACTTGGTGGAACTAAAGGAATAGCTTTGCGATGTGCTGTTGATTACGAGTTGAAATGGGAAGCGGGTAGATTATATGTAATGGGTGGCGATGGCTTTACTATTCGTGAAGTATCACATAATTTTACAACTCTTCCAACACTTAATGATGACGATACGAAAGGATTTGTTGTTGGTAGCCGTTGGATTTTAGATAATGGCGATGTTTATGTTTGTATTGATGATACAACAGGAGCTGCGGCTTGGGAATTAGTTAATACAGGTATTACTCCAACACTTCAACAAGTTACTGATAATGGTAATAATGAAACTACAAATGACATAATAGTTAAGGATAGCGAAAAATCAGTTACTTTACAAACTAACGGAATTAATTATCAAGATATAGATGAAGGTGGAAATACTATTTTAAGATTTATAAATACATCAGCAGCGTCTCAAGAAATTGAAATTAGAGGTTTAGGTGGTACAATGGCTTTAACTTCTGATATAACTACTCCAACGCTTCAAGAAGTTTTAGACGAAGGAGATGCGGTAGTAGATAGTGCCATTTTTTTAAGCAATACTGCAAATGATTTCGAAACAAGTATTAATGAATTTGGAGATGGGCAAATAGCTTTAAAAAGTGTAGTTAATGACACGCTTACAAATATTGGAGCAGGTGTTGTTTATTTAGGGAATGTTGCCGGTAGTGATAATGTTATAATAAATAAAGATGGTATTAACGTTGATTCTGTTAATTATGCGTTTCCAAGTGGCTCATCAAGTCCGTTAGCAACTTTAGCTGACATTCCAACAGGTAGCGGAATACCTCACGCAACAGCATCCGGAACTGATACATATACTGCAACAATTACAGGTGTTGCTGCTTATAATGATGCCGACGCTTATTTAATTAGGTTTACAAATGGCAATACAACAGGAGCAACTTTAAACATAAATGCTTTAGGGGCAAAAACTCTTTACAGAAATAACGATGGCGCTCTAATTGGTGGTGATATTATTAATGGAGGGGAAATGCTTTGCATTTATAACACTTCTTTAAACGGATTTCAAGTAATTGGAACTGCTCCAAATAGTTTATTTGCCTATGTTACAAATGATGACTCTGTTACTTTAACAAAAGGAATGCCTGTTTATGCTTTTAGTGGCACAGGAGATAGAATGACTGTAAAGAGAGCGAATAATACATTAGATTCTTCATCTGCTCAAACAGTTGGATTAGTATTATCGACATCCATTGGAGCTAATCAAAAGGGATTAATAATGATGCAAGGGTTATTGGATGGGTTAAGCATCCTTCCAACAGCAACTTTTGCTGATGGTGATGCTGTTTATCTTGGCGCAACAGCAGGAACAATCACAAATGTTAAACCTTATGCACCTAATCATTTAGTTTATTTAGGTGTTGTTACAACAGCCTCAAATGGAAGTGCGGGTAGAATGTATGTTCGTATCCAAAACGGATATGAATTGTCGGAGATACATGACATCGATTTAATAACTAATGCGCCAACTAACAATCAAGTTTTAACTTATGAAAGTTCAACTGACCTTTGGAAAAATAAATCACTTGGTACAATTTTAGGATATACACCTTATAGATTTGTTCAAACTTCACAAACTGCTCATACTGGGACAGTAGCTGAAACTATTGTAGCAACTGCAACTATT